TGCGTTAGCACTTACGTATTCATTTACGTTATCCCAGTAGACAGCCGGATTGGAGACTTATTAATAGTCTTACTGTTTGGCTTCTGTATTGGAACCAGTTTTCACATGCTCTACCTAGATATACTGGATTCAATTCTGGACTACTTAGACGAAAGACGAACAGGCAAAACATTGAAGGAGTTAAGATGAACATGGTTAAAATGTTTGAAAACAATTTGATAGACGCGGGCCTAGCCACGGAGGATTCACTGGAACAACTCTGGATAGCCTGCCAACGCTCAATGACTCCGCAAGAAGATTACAATGCCACGGTCTTTGATAAATGGGCCAAGGAGTTTGATCTGGACACCATAGAGAAGGAGTACAGAAAATGAATAAGCTTAATATAGAACTTTGCACGTACGCTTTAGAACTTTATTGGGAGCAGTTTTCTACGCCTTCAACATTTGTAGATTCAGGAGGCAGAGATTGTTTCACGGAAGATGCTAGAGAAAAGTTAGATGAAATCTATACTGAAATAGATTCTATCTTGGTAAGAAATGGAGTAAATAAATAAGATTAATCCTTGAGAACAATGACGATGGGCCGGCCATAGGAGGAGCCGGCCTTTTTGTGCGTGACGCCTTTCGGCCCGCGCGCATATTTCCGAGCCGATGAGTGAGGAACGAACGAAGAGGCGATACACTTCTTTCTCCTTCCCACCTTCAAACGAGGGCGAGGTACGAGTAACGAGTGAAGAAGGTCAAACATATAAGTATACGAAGTATTCATTAACTGTATTCTTTCCTCTCCTTCTCTCTCCTTCCCTTCTTCTCTGTTAATGCCGAGCGCAGCGAGACCTTGTATCTCTTCTCTGAAGACCCCCATCCCCCCTTATAGGTATGTAATATATATACTGTATTAAAAGAAGAAAATAGACAGGGAGAGAGATATCAAAAACTTTGACAAAAACGTTCCAGCAATTCAATATGTAAATACTTAAAAACGATATGTCCCAAAAAATTTTAAAATTTTCAAAAAATCTGACATTGGAGCAAGCTTAATGTCTGAATCTTCTTTAGGCATCAACCTAGAGCAGTTAGCGGATAAGTACCCTGACGCCACCAAAGAACTGTTGGAGCTAACCGAAGCACTGAACGCCAAGACCCTGCAACGCGAAGGTCGTGAGGACTTTATTCGCTACATCAATCACATGTGGCCCGACTTTGTGCAAGGGGAGCACCATAAAATATTTGCAGAAAAACTTGAACGAGTAGCTCGCGGAGAGCTTAAACGCCTTATTGTTAACATGCCGCCTCGTCATACTAAGTCTGAATTTGCGTCAACGTTCTTCCCTTCGTGGGTCTTGGGCCGTAATCCTAAGTTAAAGGTCATGCAAATAACGCACACCGCCGAACTGGCCTTTCGTTTCGGTAGAAAGGTAAGGGACTTAATAGACTCCGAAGAGTATCAAAAAGTTTTTCCGGGCGTTCGACTGAAAGCCGATTCAAAATCCGCGGGTCGTTGGGAAACCAACGCCGGAGGAGAAGCGTTCTACTCAGGAATAGGCGGAGCGGTCACGGGTCGTGGTGCGGATTTATTGGTGCTGGATGATATTCACTCAGAGCAAGACGCACTCTCATTGACCGCCTTGGACAATGCGTGGGATTACTATTCTTCTGGACCACGACAAAGATTACAACCGGGCGGCGCTATTGTAATTGTGATGACGCGATGGTCGACCAAGGACTTAACAGGCAGATTACTCAGCAGACAGGTAGAAGAACACGCCGACCAGTGGGAAGTCGTGGAGTTTCCTGCTATTTTTCCTGAAACGCACACACCCCTGTGGCCCGAATATTGGAAGCTGGAAGAGCTGGAAGGGGTAAAAGCCTCCATCCCCGTTAGCAAATGGGAAGCCCAGTGGATGCAAAACCCAACTTCTGAAGAAGGTGCTATACTCAAGCGGGAATGGTGGAAAAAATGGGACAAGGAAGAAGTACCGCAAATGCAGTACATTATCCAGTCGTATGACACGGCGTACACGAAAAAAGAAACATCTGACTTTTCAGCGATCACGACGTGGTGCGTATTTTATCCTGATGAGGGCTCGTTGCGACCAGCACTTCTCCTCCTCGACGTTAAGAAAGGACGATGGGACTTCCCAGAATTAAAACGCGAAGCCTTTAAACAGTATCAATATTGGGATCCTGACACCGTGATTGTTGAAGCAAAAGCCAGTGGTCTGCCGCTCACCGACGAATTACGACACTCCGGTATACCAGTAGTGAATTATTCACCGGGCAAAGGTCAGGACAAAATTGCTAGGGTAAATGCCGTTGCTCCGATGCTGGAATCGGGAATGGTGTACGTCCCTGACACAAGATGGGCGGACGAATTAGTAGAAGAATGTGCCGCGTTTCCTTTTGGGGATCACGACGATTTGGTGGACTCGACAACGCAAGCATTAATGCGTTATCGACAGGGTGGATTTATTGGTTTAGAATCTGACGATGATCTGCAAGAAAATTATCCGCGCAGGCTACGAGAATATTATTAGGAGCATAAGATGTCTAAAAAAGGCGAAGAGATAAAGGACCAAGGATTCGTTCCTTACGCAAAATTAAAAACGGAGAAAACTTCTAAAGGACCAACACCCGGCGCTGGCAAAGGCAAAAGTCGTGGAGGCGGAGCAGCCCTTAGAGGAACTAAATTTACTGGCGTCTATTAAACTTTAGATGGCAGAAAATAACAAACCAACCAACATAGAGAGGTTGTCGGATCTTATTGATCTGGAAGTCGAAGACGGTCAAGAGGTTCAGATTGAAGAACCAATGCCCACGGACAGCGATATCGCTGTAGAGATTGAAGAAGACGGCAGTGCCGAAGTCAATTATTTCCCAGACGAAGAGCCCACGCAAATGGAAGCTCCGTTTGATGCCAACTTATCTGAATACTTATCCGAGCAAGACTTAGGAATGATAGCCAGTGATTTAATTGGTGAATTTGAAGATGACCACGCCAGTCGTTCTGAATGGGAAGAAACCTACATTAAAGGATTGGATCTATTAGGATTCAAATACGAGGACAGAGATCGTCCATTCCCTGGTGCATCCGGTGTAACTCACCCACTATTAGCGGAATCCGTTACGCAATTCCAAGCACAAGCCTTTAAAGAGCTGTTACCCAGCAAAGGCCCAGTTAAAACCCGTGTTATGGGTGCTGAAACACCTGATACTGAGGCTCAAGCAAGAAGAGTAGAAGACTTCATGAATTACCAAATAACCACGGTAATGCAAGAATATACCCCTGAAATGGACCAATTATTGTTCTATTTGCCCCTTGCAGGCTCTGCGTTTAAGAAAGTTTATTTTGACCCCAGCAAGCAACGCGCTGTAAGCACCTTCGTTCCCACGGAGGATTTGGTAGTCCCATATACTGCCAGCGATCTTGAAACGTGCGAACGGATTACTCATGTTGTAAAGATGTCTTACAACGAAGTGCGTAGTCACCAGCTTGCTGGGTTTTATCGTGACATAGAATTAAAAGCCGGTGATCCAACGAACACGGACGTAGCCGACAAGGTCGATGACTTAGAAGGCATTCGACAAGGCAGCGTAGAAATGATCTACGAACTTCTGGAGTTCCACGTCGCTATGGACATACCGGGGTTTGAAGATCCCGAAGGTTATCACTTACCTTTTATAATTACAGTGGACAGAACGTCCAGCCAAGTTTTATCCATAAGAAGAAACTACAAAGAAGACGATCCGCTTAAAACCAAAGTCCAGTATTTTGTACACTACAAGTTCCTACCCGGTCTTGGGTTCTACGGCTTTGGACTGATACACATGATCGGTGGTCTGTCGAGAACCGCCACTGGTGCACTAAGACAATTAATAGATGCGGGCACGTTAGCCAATCTCCCTGCTGGTTTCAAAGCCAGAGGTCTAAGGATCAGGGACGACGAGACACCGTTACAACCAGGAGAGTTCAGAGACGTGGACGCACCGGGTGGAGCATTAAAAGATTCACTGATACCATTACCTTATAAAGAACCTTCGCAAACATTAATGCAACTGCTTGGTTTTTGTGTGGAAGCCGGACAACGTTTTGCTTCCATCACCAACATGAACGTTGGCGAAGGCAATCAAGAAATGCCAGTCGGAACCACCATGGCGTTATTGGAACAAGGCACACGAGTTATGTCTGCCGTTCACAAACGTCTGCATTACGCACAAAAATTAGAGTTCCAAATACTAGCAAGATTATTTTCAGAGTACCTACCCCCCGAGTATCCGTATCAAGTGGTCGGAGGGGATCAAGCCATTAAGCAAACAGACTTTGACGATCGCGTAGACGTTATCCCTGTTAGTGACCCTAATTTCTTTTCCATGGCTCAACGCATTACGTTAGCTCAACAAGAATTACAATTAGTACAAAGCAACCCAGAATTACATAACATTAAGGAAGCTTACCGAAGAATGTATCAAGCATTAGGTTCTGAAAACATTGAAGCTTTATTACTTCCAGATCCACCACCTCCCGCTCCTGTGGACCCCGCCCAAGAGAATGGTGCGGCATTGATGGGTGCGCCACTGTCAGCTTTCCCAGAACAAGATCACGCTGTACACATAGAGGCGCATTTATCTTTCTTGGCAAGTCCGGTATCAATGATGAATCCAATGGTGGCCCCGGGTGTGGTTTCACACATGTTCCAACACATATCATTACAAGCACAGAACATGGCCGACCAACAAAGGCCAGAACAAGAACAACCGATGCAGCCTGACGGAGCCCCGCAAGAGCCTCAACCGAATCCACAGAAGGACGCATTGAAAGCTAAGATTGAACTGGGGATTATGAACGAGGTTATGCCACGTCTTGAAGAAATCATGACTCCACCAAAAGATGGTGTCGTAGAACTTAAACAAGAAGAACTTCAAATACGTGCAAAAGAAAACGAAGATGATAAACTCATAGCCGAGAAGAAATTAAAGCTGGATGCAGCTAAGTTAAAACAAAAAGATCAATCGGAAGAAGAGAAGTTGAAATCACAAGAAGACATAGCCGCAATGAAAGTCGGAGCCGAAAGAGAAAAAACCCGACAAGACAGAGGTAAAAGGTAATGGCTATTAGAGGAGGTCCAAGGTTTGGAAATTTTAGAAGGCAATTAGATATTGGTGGGGGCTTGCCTTCTTTAGCTAAGAATCCTATTAAGATGACTCCTCCCGTTGCTAAACAACCTATTAAGATGATCCCCCCTGCCGCTAAGAACCCAGTTGAAATGGGCAGGCCCAATATGCAGTGGTGGGCGAATGACGGCTATGACAGTTTGCAAGAAGCCATAAAATCAGGTAACTACACGTTTAAAATGGGCGAAGGTTTTGTAAAGAA